TCATTCTTAATACCACGATATTCAGTAGCCATTGATGTTCCAGAGAAGATATTCATGCCAGTCTTAAAGATCTGACACTGTCCTTCTTGGTCATATAACTTATCTTCCCAACCAACTGGAGCGTCAGTTCCTTCAGCCCAAGCACTACCAATTACTTGACCTTTATTACCAATACTAAAAACAGTACCAGAGGGAACAACCTTCCCAATTGCAGTTAACATCTCACCTTCAACCAAAGTAGTCAAACCATCTGTACTATGTTGGATATCTGATGTAGCTGTCATACTAGCTGCAGTATTTTTTTCAGGTACTGCAGCTGGATTAACTGAAAAGTTATACACTTCACCGTCATCAGCCTTAATAGCTATCATAGAGCCCGGAACTATAAACTCACACATTGCTGCGCTAGCAATCTTTCCAAACTCATCATATTTAGCTTTAAAAGTCATATCCTCAGTAGCATTCAATACTTCATTGACTGCAAACTCTTCACTTGCAGTAAAAGCTGCTGCCATTTCAAAATTACGTCGTTGCCATTGGTGTCGTTGCTCTAAGAACTTAAACACCGGATCATTTGTTGCTTTCTTAGCTACTTTAGATAGATATACAAAGAAAGGGCTTTGTTGAGGGGCGAGTTCTGCAACTCTATCCCCAAAATTAAAGACTCTACGAGTATTATCTAGATCGGCAGTACCACTGCCAGCAGCAGAAGCGACATTACTATAAACTGTTGCCATTTTCTACCTCTATTTAATTAGTCCCTCTATCGACTGCCAATAAGGCCTTCAAGTAGGGATTTGATTATTTAGTCCACGGATTCTTACCATTAAGATCCGTAATCATTTTGTCCATAATTTGATCCTCTGTAGAGCTTTGTGCTGCCTGACTAGAGCCGGGTAACACGCCCATAGGTGACGGTACTTGCTGAGCTCTCTGAGTTTGTTGAAACGTCTGAGAAGGTTGAGCAGGTACGGGAGCATTTGTTTGGGCTCCCTGTCCTTTTTGGAATCTCCACAATTGCACCAAATTATCCATTGTTAAGGATTCAGGATTAGACATTTGAGTTATAAACTCTTGTGCTTCATTCCGATCCATACCATATTGCTGAGTTACATGCTTAGTAATTTCACTAACTTGTTGCACTTGAGCAGCTTGAGCTTTCTTAGCCTCTTCTGCCTGCGTGCGATACTTAGCTTCATTATCTAACTTTTCTTGTACTACAGCTAAATCATACTGATGTTTTAAAGAGTTGTATTCATCCATACTATCTCTCCATCCATCAATATCATCTAAATACCTCGCACTTTCACTACTAGGATCTGTGTAAGCTTCCTCGCGGCTAAAATGACGTGGTTTGTCGGGTCTCGTTGGCGCATCTGGAAACTTCTCTGGTTCTGGCTCAGGTTGAGCTTGAGGCTGATTCTGTTTCATCATCATCTCTTGCTGCTGAGTTCTAAACTCGTCCATTTGGTTTTCTAGCTTAGTTGCTCTTGACTGCCAATATTGATACCTTTCGGGATCATTTTTAGCGTCAGGCATTTCTGCTGGAACCTCTGGCTGAGGAGCTTCTTCTGTCACAGGTGTCTCTGCTTGTGTAAAAGCAGGAGCTGTATCATCAACATTTCCCATTATAATATCGTCAATAGAAAATTCGTTTGAGGAGCCTTCAGTTGCTACTGGCGCTGGAGTCTCAAATGCTTGAGCTGTATCCTGCGGGTTTGCGTTTTGAGGGGTATCCTGTACATTCGTGTTATCCATTACTCGTTCCTTTGATTTTTGGCTGCCTCTTTGCCACCTTTAGAGGGTGAGCCATCTTTGATTGACCGACGTATGTCGGATTTTACAGTGGCGAGATTGTCATCTAAGCGTTTTTCAAATACAGAAGCTGATGCTTTTGCCTTATTACTGACACCATCAAGCTCTGTTTTGAATTTCTCGACCTCAAGTCGTTTGCGTAGATTGACAGCTTCTCTGTCTCTAGTTTGCAAGTCTCCTTTAAGCTGCTTGACCATTTCCTGCGACTGCGTAATTTGCTGTTGCAGCTTACCGATAGTATCAGTTCTCTCAAGAACACCTTCGATATCGAATACCTCAGTCTTCTTAAGAACCTCTTCTCTGTCAATAAGGCCTTTCTGGTAAGCGTCCATATAGAACTCAAGCTCTGCATAGCGGTTTGTAGGTAAGGTAGACCCTGCTACAACCACTACATCGTACTTGCCTACAGCGATATTATTGAAGATTTTAATTTCTCCAGTCTTATCGTCATATAGTTTTTTATTAATTGCATACTCAGTCATAGAATTGTTAGGCTGAACAACTCTAAATATCTTTTCAGTAGTATACAATTGCTGCATTAAAGGTATAGCCACTTGCCCTACGCGGGTAAGACTAGCTTCAATATCAGCTAATTTTGATTTAATCTTTCTTTGACCAAACTCATCCAATGAGATGGTTGCTTTATAAGTCTGAGGAGCTGCGCCTGCATTGCCCATCATCATCTCATATAGTCCTAATTGATGATCTATATCGTTTTTAGCGTCTGCTTCGTTTTTATAGAGTTCATTAGGAAGAGGTTGTGGTTGCACTGGCATAGGAGCCCCTGCATCCATGTCAACCTCAATAGCAACCCCGGGTTGAGCCCACTTCTCTTCGAAATCAGACATGTCAACACTACCAGCTGGTACCAATATCTTAGTATTGGTGCTAGTCGTAGCATGTGCAATAATCAAAGAACGCGTTTTATTAATATATTGTTGCATACCCTTTATTAAACTAACATCAGATACCGGATAAGGTGTTCTAGTGTGTATGTTTACGAAAGGAACAATAGGGTAGGTTTCGATTGGCAAAACTCTACTATATAATTTTTTATCACCAACAATAACGCACTGATGAACTCTCTTGACTTGTACGCTAGTGACCTTAATAAGACCACGTTCATACAAATCTTTGAATTGAATCTCTTGAACATCTAAAGGTGGTGGAGCAGGCATATCCTCAGCATTCATTCCTTGAGCAATAGCTACTTGCATTTCTTGATCATAGGCTTGTTGCATTTGTTGCTCTAACTGCATTGCCATTTTCTTGGCGATATCTTCATCAACAATAGGTTGACCATTGATTATCCAAGCAGGTTGCTCTAAATATTCACCGAATCTATCCTCTTCTAACAGGTCCTCCACCCCAGAAAAGGTCTCGAATATACGATATCTACTAACTATCTCCTTATAATACCACTCATACCCTCTAACATACTCATCATTATTTCCCATACCCATATGAGTTTGAGTATCAGTGTCTTCAGGGAATATTACAGTTCCATCACCCTCAAATTGGGTATCAGGTCTATCTGACAATCTATCTGATGAGCTATTGTCAATAGCATTCTTATACATTGGATATAGCTTCTTAGCTTGATCTCTGGTAAATAAACGTGATATAATGATGTTTTCAGCATCATCAAAGTATCGATCCCTACTATTAGGATCAACGTACACGTCTAAAGGATCAACAGAGTGCATACACACTTCACCTTTACCCATATCCATCATAGGATCTTGATATACATGCATATACCCTAACCCAGTAACATAATAATCGTCAATAACTTCCCTTATAGAAGACCTACCATCAGAGATATCATACATATAAGATAGAAGTGAACTCATCACTTGAGCGACCTTATTATCAGAATCTTCTCGTGCAGCAACCCTAAATGAGGGTCTGTTAGCTGTAATCATAGCCTTAGCAGTTTCTACTGCTGGATGAATACGGTTAACCACTACAGGAGATTGGCCACGTGACTCTAAGACTCGCTTCTGATCAGCTGTCCATTGGACCCCTAAACGGAACTCTTTGTCTTCTTGAGCCTTTGTTGCCCATGTTTCTCTTTTGTTAGAATAGGAACGCCATAAATCATGTACTTTTTGAATTACATCTTTTGTGTCCAAATCTTTATATTCTTTTTCTTCCATAGCTCTTAATATACCTCTTACATAGTTAACCAGTCAAGGAATTTGTTTTTGTTAGGTTTATCATCATCTTCACCAAGAAACTTACGTTTAGATGTAGGTTTCGCCCCGAGAAGCGCAGTCCATACAGCATCCATGATATCATCATGCTTTCCTTTAGGATAAGCAAGGAACTCTGCTTGAGCTTCAATATCTTCAGCTCTAAAGAAGAATTGACCTCTAGCAAACATAGGTACCAATGACAAAAGGCGCTCAGACTTGGAATTACGAGGTTTTACCCCCTTTTCTAAGCCCGGAATATATAGATTGTTTTCCTTCATCAGCTCCTTAGTCGCTGTTCTTAATGCTTCTTGGTAGCCTACTGTCTCAATTTTCATTCGCCTCGGCCTATATTTTTTAAACGTTCGTATAATTTCATCAGGCTGTTCTGCAGGGGAAATACGCTTTTGGAAACAATCGACCATATACTTATTGTTTTCGGCATCAATAGCGATAGTAGCAATAACAAAAAAGTCAGCACGAGTTGATAGAGAGCTAGCAGGGTCAACCCCGCAATAGATACTAACAGGGATAATTTTTTCTTCATCTCCGTCCTTTCCGACCAGAATGTTCTGGCCATTACGTCTCTCAAAATCATAATGGTGCAGTTTAACCCATTCGGGTTTAAACGGTGCATTATCAGGAGATTGAGCAATATTCATATATTCCTGATAAAAACCATTCAGGTTTCCAACAGCTGCGAACTCATCCTTTATTTGAAGGATTCGTTCTTTAGGAAACCGTTCAGGCCATATAGATTTTTGTTCTTCATTCCATATAGAATACCAGAGGGTGTGCCAAGCAGGACTCTCCTTTGCCCAATATAGA